CGTACCATCAGTCTTAATTGCTACGGTATGATAATAACCACTTGCAACTGATTTCCAATTCGTTAATGATCCAACTTGAACAGGACTAGATCTATGCGTTCTTTCACCTTGACCTAATTGACCCTGACCATTGTTGCCAAATGACCATAGCGCACCATCAGTCTTAATTGCTACGGTATGATAATAACCACTTGCAACTGATTTCCAATTCGTCAATGAACCCACTTGAACTGGACTTGATCTAGGAACAATATCATTTTGACCTAATTGACCCATGGTATTATAGCCACAACTCCACAACCCAGTACCAACAAAGTTATCAAGCATCTCAGTTGTCATATAGACGTTAGTAACATCTTCACCATCTTGATCATAAAATGCCATATGACCCCCTTATTTGTTTTCCAGAGTTGCTACTCGGTCACTCAATTCTTTTACCGCTTCTGTTAAGAAAGCAATCAGTGAAATATATTGAATACTTTTAATACCAGCATCATCGGTAGCAATGATCGCAGGTAATACTTTTTCGACTTCTTGAGCAATGAAACCATAGCCAACCATACCATTGTCTTTCCAATCGTATGATACACCATCCAACTGCTTCAATACAGCCAATGAACCAACCAATGGCGCAACATTTTCTTTCAATGTCGCATCAGATAATGAAGTAAAGTTTTTAGCACTGAACATACCAGTACTAGGGTTGAACTGTAACTGTGTGCTTGATACTTTAGCAGCAGTCATACTACCTGAAGTAGTAGTCACAAATGTTGGGTAATAGGTTGCATTAGTCGCAGTATCGTCAGATAAAGTAGCACTACTGCCAGATGATACGGTTGACCATGTAGGAGCAGCGCCAGCACCAGCAGATGTTAATACTTGACCAGCAGTACCGGTGGAAGGTGTACTACCAACAGATAATGCACCTGAGAATGTTGCGGATGTAATATTAGTTAACGCACGAGTGTCGTCTATAACGGTTGTCCCGCTTACTTTTATTGCCATTTTCGTTTCCTTTTTGAACTAGGCGATTTGACTATTGCCTATTTATTGACGAGGTTTTTCAAGTTCCTTTAGACGAGTATCCAAAGTTTCAATGACAGAATTCTGGTGTTTAACTGCTTCTGTTAAGAATGCAATTAATGAATTATACTGAATGCTTTTAATACCGGCATCATCAGTTGCAACAATAGCAGGCAATACTTTTTCGACTTCTTGAGCAATGAAACCATAACTTAATAACCCATTTGATTTCCAGTTATAAGATACGCCCTCTAATTGATTTAATGTATCTATAGGATTATTTATATGTTGTACATTTTCCTTCAAAGAAGCATCGGATAATGAGGTAAAATTGGTTGCACTGAACATACCAGTACTAGGATTGAACTGTAACTGTGTGCTCGATACCTTAGCAGTAGTCATACTACCTGAAGTAGCAGTGGCAAATGTTGGATAATACGTGGCGTTAGTTGCAGTATCATCGGATAATGTAGCACCACCGCCTGATGGGGTTGCCCATGATAAAGTAGTACCATTACTGGTTAATACTTGACCATCAGTACCGACTGTTGTTAAACCAGTACCACCATTAGCAGTACCCAATGCACCGGAAATATCCGAGGTAGAAATATCCAATGCATCCCAAGAAGCAGTAGAGCCATCAGTTTTTAGATATTTACCAACGTTACCAGTCTGTGTGGGTAATCCAGATGCAGGTGTTGCCCATGATAAAGTAGTACCATTACTGGTTAATACTTGACCATCAGTACCGACTGTTGTTAAACCAGTACCACCATTAGCAGTACCCAATGCATTGGTTAGATTTAATGTGGGAATACTAACGCTGTATGCGCCGCTGAATGATAAATTTCCATTTAGTAACCAAGATTTAGCACCTGCCGTATAGATGTCACCGCTATTCAGATATAAAGCATAGTTTGATGAACCGCTTGTAGCGTCGCCATATAAACCAACATTTAATCCACCAGCATGAGTATCATTTGAATAACCTCTAACACCGATAGCAGAACCAACATCAGAACTTGCCGATACATGTGCTCCACCAACTACGCCACCACAACGCGTAGTAGCAGAAGTATAGCCAACGCCATATAAACCAATACCATAAACGTTGGCATCGGAAGCATGGGCAGTACCCTCGGCAATTAAACCAATGTTGTGACTTTCATTATATTGAATACCAGAAGCAGTACTAGCAACGACTGCTAAAGCATGTGGAAATCTGGTAGCATTTGCTTGTGTACCAATATACGCAGTCGATAGCGTTGGCGCAGTAGATAAAACTGGGCTACCAGTACCTGTTGGCGTTGGAACAGTATAAGGAGATGTGTTTACGCCACCTAAAGCAACAAGTAGGTTAGTGAAGTTGGCATCTACCTCAGCATTTGTTAATGGAGAACCTTTTGCCGTTCTAAGTGTTAATGTAGACATTACAATCCTTTTTTACTTATTTAATAGAGTGATAAGAAGATGCTTGATCTCTGACATATCTTCTTTTATATTATTTATTTCATTTTCTAATGAGTTCAATTTATTGGCATTATTCTTCTGTGCCATGAACTGATCGTATTCTGCTGTTTTTGATACAACAATACCGCCTAACTCATTTTTCATTAAATTAGGGATGATATTGTTGTATTCGTCTTTGACCTTCAACATTATGCAACTACGATGACTCTATATGATTTAACAAATGGAGCATTAACTGGATTATCCGTGGTAAATACACATTTTAAATCATAGGTGTCAAATTCATCAATGTTATCAAGATAAAATAAATATTCAAATAATTCACCGTTATAAGATGACTTATTTCTTACTGTGTCGCAACTTAGACGTTTCCATTCTAAATCTTCATGAACCGCGCCTGATGCCGATAATGATGTTCTAATATACCAATCAATGGATGAACCTTGCACTGAACTTAATACTGAATACAATCTAATGCCACTGGAAATGATCTGTAGCATTGTTCTTCTGGTAATATATTTAGATTTTGCGTTACCGCCAGTGGGTAATAATTCTGTATTATATGGCGTCATTACCGCTTGACCAGCACCACCCGCACCCGTAGTATCACCCGTTCCTCTAGTAATGGTAATCGTTGGTGTTGAGGTATAGCCAGAACCATGCGTATCAACTATGATTGCATTGATTGCCGTGCCACTTCTGGTCGCATGAGCAATTGCCTGTACACCGTCGACCAAATCAGGTGCAGAAATGACGACAGTTGGATCAACCGAGTATCCAGTGCCAGCACTCGTCAATGAAATTGTATCTATAGTCCCCGACGAAGCAGTTGCTGTTATAGTTTCGCCTTCTTGATTATTAATTTTATAAGAATAAGCATTCAAATATTGTGGTGCATTAGTATTAATGATAGGCGATACATTAGGATTATCTGTATTCATAGTGATAGTAATTTTGGCAGAATTCATGCCAGACATTAAAGCACTTTCATTATAACTTGACGCAATCAATGAATTTTGATTGATATTTACCAATGGCTTTTTATCAATAAATTCAAAACTTTTACCTGCAGTATAAGAGACTAAATTACCACCATCATAATTACCAATAGTGGTTGAAATATTATTGGTAGTGCTACTTGTGCCATAGTTTTCGATATTAATTGTTGGAATAAATCCTTGGTATGGTTTATTAACTGATACCGAAAAGGTTGGTAGAACTGAGGTATATAATGAAGCACCCGTTCCTGTTGTAGTATTAATTGTTATCGTTGGCGTTGATGTATATCCAGTTCCAGCATTAGTAATAGTAACTGATTTGATTTTACCATTAATTACATTTAATGTACCTGTGGCAGTAATACCCGTTGTTGGTGCGGAAAAGGTAATTGTATCCGATGATGAATAATTGATACCTTCGGAAATTACCCCGACATAGCATAATATAGAGGCAGTTGTTAAAGTCCCCGTGCTAGTTGCAGTATTTGTAACTTGAAACTGTAAAGTATTTCTATCAATAATTGAAGTTACTGTTTGTGTTTGATTAAATTGTGCATACGGAATACCGTTGAAGCTGGCGTTTGTGTACAATGAATCTGTTCTTGTAAAAATTGTAAATTTAGAACCGACCTCTAACCCATGTTCTTGATCATGTCTATAGGTAATTAAATTAGACCCAGAAACTGTGCTAAATTGCGAACCCAATGCACCGGTTTCTGGGATATTAGCTTTAAATTGAACAGTTTTGCTGGCGGTATCAAATACTGCTTTGTTTATTTTAAATTTAATATCTTCAAACTGTTCTGCCGCCCATGTAACGTTATTTTCTGACTTGAATATTGATCCAATATAAGGATTATCAAATATTTTTCTACCATCTTCTAAGGAAGATTCTCCCATTTTAGAAGTGAAAACATTATAATTATTAGAGTTGCTTCTTAATACAAAACAATAGTCAGAATCTTCTTTTAAGTAAATAGGGGGATTAAAAATAAATTTTGAAGGCACCGAACTATCAGTAGATGTATTAACGCTATATGGTTGTAGTATAGATACTAGATGCGAATTGATTGATTCTAATGGCGCAGGATATCCGTTTACCATTGGACGAATTTCACATCTGACGGGTAAACTGATATCTCTAGTTTGAAAATATACTTCAATTGAAGTCAAAAACATACCGCCAGTAACGCCATATGTAAAGAATGATTGCGCTAACGGGTCAAGTTTTACGGGTATTGTTCTAGATTTAGTTGTTATTGTGGTTTCTGTTGTTTGAAAAACCTTTACAACACCATTTGATCGAAATGTTGCTTTAGAAGAACCGTATACAGAACCGGCAGTATCTAATAATGATAAATCATTAACATCGCATACCGTTATGACTTTATTACCAACGTTATAAATGCCGCCATCAACGGTAAAATGAATTGATGCCTGTCCTAATGAATCGGTGATTATTGATGTTCCAATATCATTTCCGATTAAATTACATTTATGAGTAACGTCAATACCATCAAAAAATACATACATTTTTGTATTAGGTCTTGCTTCAATTAGAGTAAGCGTAAGAACTTGACCTCTTATAAATTGAATCGATTCTTGATTTACGAGATCAGTTTTTGATACAACTCTAGTACCAGCCATTTAATAATCCTCTTTTATATTTTTAATGTATATATTTCAATTAACGAGTAAATGCTACGCCATTTAAATCATAACCCGTAGTTACGGTTTTCGTTGACCCATTGGAATAAGTAATGGTTTTAGTGGCGGTCGAAATTGCTGTTTCTTTTGCAAGATCATCTACAGTTAAACCGAAATTAACATTATATTCAGTCCCATTATATGCATGCGATCCGCCTGGCGCTCGTTCATGTGCGGCATAAAGTATATTATTAAGAACTGCAGTTTTATCCATAGTTTTAAATTCTGCCGACCAAAATTCAAGACCGCCTTGTTCTACTTCTCTATTCAATAAATTACCGTATATGCCACCATAACTGACTGATGTTCCTATCACAGTAGGCGATGGGACTGGCGGCACAGGAACTGGCGGTGGCACAGGAACTGGCGGTGGCACAGGCACAGGCGGCACAGGAACTGGCGGTGGCACAGGAACTGGCGGCACAGGAACTGGCACAGGTGGCACAGGAACTGGCGGGAGCGGACTTGGTTTTGGTGGAATAGGACAAGGTATGTACTGTTTAACATCCACATATTCGGTGGATTTTTCAAAAATGACTGGCAATTCTCTAGTTTCAACCCAATCGTCTGCGGGCGGGTTGACGCTTAAAATACCATCCCATTTAATCATCAAAAATGGATTAATATTCGTAGTCCGTGAACTTAATGTTTGTGATGCAAATACTTCTTCTGTGTATGGCAAAACTAAATATCCACTTTTATTAACAATATCGCTAGCGCCAGATTGATTTAAATCGCATTGGAGCGATTCCATCGCGGGATGTAAAGTACCCGCCACGAATGTTGCAGAATAATCAGGAGCTGTTGTTCTACCAATGGTTAATGGATCAGTAAAATTTTCGACCAAATATCCGGTTTTAAACATATCTAAACCAGTTGCGGCATCGGCTATTTTCAGCGTAGTAACAGATAATTCGCTTGATGTCAATGTGGCAAAATTTTCTACATTACTGACCCGCATTGATAATTTTTGGATATCATTCATAGTAAAACGATTTACATCCAATCTTTTATCAGCCACGCTCGCCGATGTTTTTGTATACGCTGGAATGTACAATATATTCAACCCAAACTTCCCAATGGGGATTTGCGGTAATGTTGGCGTTTCTGCGGGTAGTCCGTTAATAATTGACATTTTTCCGCTAGCGTCAATTACCAATATATCTATCCTAGAAACATAATATTGTAATGAACTCGTAAACGTTGTGCCGCTAATAATTAAATCATTTCTTCTTGCATTTGTGCCAGTGAATGATCCATTTTGACCAACTGATGGTCTAAAATCTAAACAAGACGGTAGATCATACAGTTGACCCGTCGATAATGAATTATAATTTACAGTTGAACCTAATACACCAGCGGGATAGGAATCAATACAGAAAAAATCGCCTGATATACTTTGTTCGTAATAATTATAAGTAATGGTAATACTACCGCTTGGCGCACTGCTACCCGATTTTAGCGTTAATGTGCCTCTATTATAAGAATAATCTGTTTGACCATTCCACGTAGTATAACTAGATGTAATATCGCCAACAGAATCAATTACGGATGTAATATTAACAATATCAGTTTTATCAAGAGTAATTACTGATGTTGGCGAAGCAACAATTTGCGTATAGGTTGTTAATGTTTTGGTTTTAGGCGAAACTGAATCTTTCAATACAGCCGCGTATACTTTAACAGAGGATGAAACTGGTCCGCCCGTTAATGTTAATGTAGTGCCTGAAATATTCAATGAGAATAAAGAATTTTGTACAATACCGCTTGTCCCGATTGCTTGAAATGTACCCACTTCAATTGGGTTAATTGTTTCGCCAGAGGAAACAGACACAGAACCCGTACCGCTACCATTAGTGACGATAATTAATTCTTTCTGCACCGTATACATTAAATCATACATTAACGTATCTGGATTTTTGAGCGAATAAGGAACTGATTTTGGTAAACGGAAGACTAATCCTGACTGACCCACCGATACTAAAATATCTTTTGACGTTACATTACTAGTAGTGGATGAAGTAGCACCAATGATATTATCGCCTTTGATTGGTGTACCTTTAGTATGATCATGTTTGTACGCGTACAGGGTGGCGGAGGTGGCGTCCCAATATTTTACCGTGGCAGTTCTGACTGAATTATGGTTAATAATTTCGCCAGCAGTAAATGCGCCAGAATTGATTGGTGCATTATACATGGTTAATACATATGCGCTATATCCAGAGCCATATCGAATACCACCAGCAGATTCTAGTGTATAGCCAGTATTGAGTGTGACATCAGTCACCCACAATTTATAAATAGCGCCAGTAATAACATCACCAATTAGATAGTCAATACCACAAACTTTAGCAGTACCTATGGCAGTTGCTGAACCATTAGAAGGATCATTGTCATTATACAAGGTAATTGTATCATGCGCATTAATAGAAAATGAACCTACGAAATTAGATACAATTAAATATTGACCAAATTCTGGTCTCATAATAATATTGGTATCTTTGATATGACTAGCAGTTCTTGCTTTATCAATCGTGATATCAGTTTTGCCTATTTTCTGAACTTCAAATCCATTGATATACGCTTTACCTGGTGATGTTTCAATGACTAATTTCGACTCGTCGCCGTCAGAATAAACGCCACCATTACCGTTAGATTTAAGATGTTCCCTGATCGTGGGTAATAAACCTTCAACGACATAGTTACCAGATTCATCAAATGTTCTGCGAGCCAATGATTTTTCTAATTCAGAATATTTTGGATTAGTCGAATGTTCCAGTAATTCGCCATCAACATACCGCATAATCTCAACATAATCATCGGTTAATGTTGTTGATAGCGGTAATGAAATTAACTCTAATGCTATTTTATAACGATCTGCGCCCGGTGCAGCATAATTGAATGAACCATTTGCATTATCCAATAATGTTTCATCGGCTGTGCTGTCAACCACAGATTCATTAATTTTAAGTAACACATAGCACGAAGGGATTGATGTATATTTTGATATAACTGCGCTCTGTGCAGTCACGGTGACAAAATTGCCATTTATATAATAAACACCTTTATTGATGAATGCCATCGACCCAACGCCAGTTGCGTTGCTGGATATCAAAGTAGCACCCTTCGACGAATCATCTTTAACTTGGATTTCTTCGCCATCTTGAAAAACGATGTCTCCAGTAGCGGAACCTGAAATATAACTTAGATAAAATGTAATAGGATCAGAATTTTCAATAGCAACCGCTTTCTTAACAACTGCTTCTATACCAGTCGTTTGCCCAACAACTATTTTACCGTCAAAATTAGACAGAATAATATCAGATGAGGAATAAGTTGGTTCTATTTTAATATAAGGTACGCTCAAATCGCTCAATGAATTACCAGGAATTACAACAGAACCATGTTGGTATATACTATTACCAAATTTTTTAACTTGATCGCGTAAAATACTTTGAACTTGATTTAATTCACGAGTTTGTACGGCACACCCTGGTTTAAATAATATCTGATGGAAATTATTAGTTTCATCAAAATCATCAAAGTAGGGTTCTTGGTTAAAATTCATTCCCATTGGGTGTATCCTATTAAATTCGTGTATTATCTATTTATTTAAAACTTTATAACGGTTTGAAATGAAATTGATTGATCTTCAGTCTGGAAGAATGCTGCCCTATTATCAATGTATAGTATTTTACCGCTGTACTTATCAACCGTAGGATCAACTGTCGATTGTATTATCAGCGTTTGACCATTTTCCGTATTAGTTAAAGTGCTACCCGAAACTGGAACAGCATTATCATAAGATTGCACTAGTACTTTAGCTGTATCAATCGCAATTACTTTAAATCGTTTACCATCATTATCAATTAGATTTGAATCAGTTGGAAAATAAACAGTGTTGCTAGACGTATTCAACACATAACAAGTTGATCCTAGTCTTTGGTTGAAATATTCTGTCAATCCATATTTTCTAGGATTTTTAACGATACCAAATTGTCTAAAATCATTACTAACTGTCATTCCTTGATTTTTTTCAGTTGAGATATTGCTGAAAAAGACAAGCGTATTAGCATATAATTCTGTTATGGCATCTTTACCATGTCCACCAATTGGTGACATAATTGCACGGGCAGTAGCACCCGCGCCATTCCCATTAATAGTGACAGTAGCATAAGTATACCCATATCCTCTATCAATAATATTAATGCCAGTGATAACTCCATTATCAATAACTGCTTCTGCAGAAGCATTGGTTCCATCACCGTCGATTATGACGCTGGCATATCCATAGTTGGCACCATTATTGATCACTTTAATGCAATCAATAGCACCAGAAACTGCTAACAATTCGACATCTGCTTGAATTGTTTCTATATTACCTTGACCCGTTGATGCTAATAATATTGCTGTGGTCGTACAATCGCCCATGACAGTAAGATCCGCGTAAGTATAACCTTCGCCAGCGTTTTCAATAATAACGCCTGCGATTGACCCATCTTCTATGATAGGCGTTAATTCTGCGTTAATACCTGTTGTACTTTGCACGACAATAATAGTTTCACCATCAACGTAACCGCTACCACCATTTTCAATGGTAACATAATCAATACCGCCATTATTATAGAATGACGATTTGATTGCAGTAGTAACAGGCATATAAGCCAATGATAAGAATTTATTTCTTAATGACAATGGCATCGACATAACAAATTTCCATTTATAACCATCGGAAGTTTTAAATGGATCAGTATCAGTACCTGTTGGTTTTACGGTAGAACTAGAATCGTAATTATTATCTAAACATTTATAGATATTATATTCATCGGTTAGGACATAAAACTGAGTGCTTGAAATGTCAATTATGTCATCGTACTGGCTATAAACAGTCCCGCTAACCCAATCGTATCTAGGCACAACATAACTAACATCACTTGCAGTAATTTGCTTTAGTTCAATTATCTCCCTACGAGTTGATAACTCATATTTGTAATCGCTAGTCGGAGTTTCGACAACTTCCACACCAGTATTGTATGGGAGTGTTTTACCTAGAAAATAATAATACTTGGACGACTTAGTAATCAAATCATGTAGAATTGATTCTGCGATAGTATTATGAATGATTGGGTTAATGGTAGCAGTCATATTAAGAAAGTGTAACTGTCCAACTTACAGTAATTGAATCGCCAGCCGCTTTGTTGACGACAGGAAATACAGTACGACACAGCATAGTACCAGATGATAATGCATTAAAGATGCCCGCTTCGGTAATAGCACCCGTTGAAACGCCAGCACCAAATGTAGCAACATAAGTGACAGTGTTCGAGCTTGGAGTGGTTGAAGTCAATGCAACGTTTGCGCCTAACGCAGATTCTAATGTAGTATTACCCGCAACTGGTGAAGTTGTACCTGCACCAACGCCCATGTGACTCATTACACTGTCAGATGCACTTGCCATACGAGAAGCAATCCAATCTTTACCCACAGTAACAACAAGATTTGGTACATGCAGTTTTTCAGTAACAATACCTTCTTGATTTGTTTTTACGATTGTAAGAGCACCAGTAATGCCCATGTTTTCTTTTAATTCCATTGTTAATTCCTAAAATGTTGTTATAACGGTTGTTAGTGGCGCATAATCTACTGCATAATCCTCAAGGAAATATCCAGAAATGGTTATCGATCCAGAATCCGATGGCGTTACCGAATCGGTCAATCCTTTACTCAACGAAGACGCATACAATTCAGATATCGATGCAGAATCCGATAATACTTTATTTATTAAAGTATAAAGTATATTGTCATTAGTAGCCGCAGAATCCGATATAGTAGACGCTGCCGATACATTAATTAAATCATTTCCTGTCACAGAATCGCTGAAACTTCTACCATATTGAGAAGTTACGGATATATCATCCGATATAGAAACAGAATCCGTTAAGTTTTTAGTAAAATCAAAAGTATGAAGAACCGAAACCTCATTAGCGTAATCTTGTGGATCAACCAAATAATCTTCTAAGAAATAATCCTCGGTTTCGGCAGCAACGGTCACCGTTTCGGTTAATGATTTATTGCTTTGAAAAGAACTAATCGATTCAGAACTGGTGATAGAATCTGATAATACTTTAGTTACATATGAACTGTACAGTTCAGTCGATGTAAAACTATCTGTTAATGGTTTACTCAACGAATAAGTATCTGACTCAGTTGTAACGATAGTTTCTGTTAATGCTTTATTCAGTAAATAGGTATCTGATTCGGAAGTTGTTATTAAATCATTAAATACTTTATTCAGTAAATAAAATTCACTATCGTCTGTAAATACTTCCTCTTGTAAATCCAAAGACAAGTATCTAATCAATAATTCAACGGATGCCGATAAATCGAATACATTGGTTAATGAATACTCACCGAATAACGCCAGACCAGCAGGGTGTATCAATGATTTTATAATAGTTCTATAGGTATCAATTGATTGATTGACCTTGATCACGTAGGAGAACGTTTGATAGAATCTATTATCCTCCAGATACATATCATCGGATAAGAATCCATTTACGGCTGTGTAATAACCAGGATATTTCTGAATCGATCCTACCTGCAATGATAATATCGCAGTCTTGGCATCATCCATATAAGAACCATCGGCTGGTACACTATAATCATTGTAAAACGTTTTTAATACTTCGCCGGTATAATCTTCTTCGGTATACCCATCCAAGAAATAGGTCTGTTGCGTAATTCTACCGGAATCAATGAATCCGCCAGTATAAGAATAATGTTTAGTAGGATCGATAACTGCTGTGCCGTATCCAGATACCAAAGCGGAATAAAAATCACTCGTATAACCTGTGCCGAACTTGATTATTTGTATTCCAAGTAATTCACCATTAGAACCAACCTTGGTAACTTTAATTAATGTTGGTGTGCCAATATCAGAATCAATATTATAAGTCTGACCGATATTAAATCCAGTACCTGCTTTTATGATGGAAACTTTAGTTGCCGCAGGTTGTACAGTACCAACAAAATCGCCATAAGTAATAATGTCACCGATTGATAATGTACCATAGTAAAACTTATCAAGAAATACTTCGTAATTATTACCCAGTACTTTGATTCTGGTAGCAAATATAGTAAATGATTGCGTGGCAGTAGTAACCGTTACGCCATTACCCACGATGTCAAAAATATCACCTTCATCTTGGCTTAAAATAATACTGGTATCCTGATTCCATCTACCGTCAGATGATCTAAGAATATTTTCTTTAGGATATTTGAGTTCTACCTCTGCATTAAATAATATTCTGAATAGAAATTGGTAGGATGCTTCCGAACCTTTTGAACTATAGTATTCTTTAAGATGTTGTATTAAGAATCGTTCATCGACTAATGGCGCATTAGTAAAATTAGACAATTCATGTCTAAAATATTGAACAAATGAATCTAATGTATCATCGATATCTCGTAGTGATTTATACTCGCCCACCGATTCGCTTTCAAGGTATTCATAATATGCTTCGAGGAAAGCAATAAACGTCTGATAATCTTCCTGTATAAACGCGGGAAGTTGACCAGATACCAGCGATGATACTTTAGGTCTGATGTCCATTAAATTCTTGCCGATGTAAATTTATAATTTGTGCCGCCACGAAAATCGCCATTGGCGGAAGAATCGGGCAGTACATTAATGATTATTTCCGGTTGTGAAATTCTAACAATCTGCGTAAAAATAGATGCAACGTCATTAGATTGTGGTTTAATAGTAAATATAAATTTATTACCATATACTGAAGTAATATTTAATCCATTAATCGTAATAATACCGTTCGCATAATCGACCGTACCAATATTATATTTGGTAACAACTCTTTGATTGCTTGAGATATAGAATAAATTAATACCGCCGACTCCATCATCAACCAAATAATGCAGATTAGTATTACCAGCAATATAAAAACCAGAACTTAATACAGAATCTTCTGCAACGCCGGAAGAATAAATTGGATTTAATAGATTAATGGTATAAGTTGCAGTTACATTATATTTAGGCACAACCGACCGTTTTAATATAACGGTTGTAATATTATTTATGATTGATGGTTCTGATTCATCAATTAATTTAGTCAATTTTGAATAACGCAATACTTTATCAAATCGTTGTAATTCAGTATTATCATAATTGATAATTGCATCCTTAACAATAGTTTGAATATCAGTCGCACTTCTAATTGCTTCAAATTCATTATAATAAACAGTAGAATCTATAACAACATTGATATATTCTGGGTCTACTATTTCTGGTGTGATGGTTAACACTGCTTTTGGATGTACAACGGTGCTTAATAATTCAGTTTTTTGTAATGGCGTTAATACATCCGCATTATAAGGTTTTACGCAGATAAACATCTTCCCATAGATTGGTGGGACTGCATCTTCTCCCCCCCAAACTGAAACAGATTCTGCATAAGGTACATTAGCGTAGATTATAGATTCATAATCTTCGGCTGTGACAGCTCTGTTCTGTGCAGAATAAAACTTAGGTGCAACAAAACGAATTGATTCAATGTCTTCGGCACTAACGCCACCCGATGCAGGCGATTGTGTCGCTACAACAATAGTATTACCCGATAATAAAGGCGAACCATTATAAGAGAATATTTTCGCATCATTGGACGCACCCAAATCAGAAATCATATAGTCAATATGCACGATATTACCATTGGTTAATGCAGTGCCAATAATACCATCGCCGAAGGTTAATTCATATAGACCATTATCAATTTCTTTTACCCAATATACATTTGAGGTCGATTTAATTTTAGTGATATTCTCTGCTAAATTAAACGAAGTCACTACAGAAGATGATTCGCTTTCTTGAATTCTTACATTCATTGTGGACGTATCAACATTCTGGTTAGGAATAATGAATTTAGAACCTACTGCTACTGTATATTTAAATGATAATGGTGTACCACCCACAATTTCTACGTCGCTGAATGTATAGGAAGTCGAACCAACCGCAGTATAAGAAGATTTGGTATAGAATGTATATGAACTACCATTGATAATAGTAGTAAACGGCGTCATTGACGGCAGAACGAGATATGCTGGGCCAGCAGATGGCGTAGTTACGGTTAAAGTAATTAATGCTTTAGAACAAGCGGCAGATTTTGGGGCGTAATTCAACATCTTAGCCAATGATACAACGCTGTTTCTTTTTCTGGCAGAATCCAGAAACATTTCATTGACTGCTAAGTTATTATACAAATTGTTATAATGAGTATTGTAACTTAAAATATCAAGTAATACCGACAGACCAGAACCTTCAAAATTATAATCTTGAAACGTTTCTTGACCTTGTAGAAAGGTTTTTAGATTCTGTTTAATATTATCAAAATCTAATTCAGATACATTTATTTTCTTGCTTGCCATTATCTGGATCTCTCTAGTACAAGGTCTAATTTTATTGGGTTAATTGTGTTCAATACAGTAAAGTAAATTGACACGTAAACCGAGTTATTGGGTTGAGATACGCTGACCTCGACATCTTGAAGATTTACTCTGGGTTCAAAATTGTTCACCAAATCTACAATGGCTCGCTTCAATGAGAATGCAAGCAGCGGCGACGATAGATCGAATAGTAAGGCATGGATCGGCGAACCAATCTCAGAATGAAACGGTCTTTCATAGTTTTGAGTCAGGACTAGATTCTTGACAGCCGTCTTTACTGCATTTTCATCGTAGCGCATAGCAACATCGCCCGTAACAGGATGTGCTGTAAAGTTCAAATCTAAGTCTGAAAAGAGTCTAGTGTTTCTTGCCATAGGAGTAATCTGCTTTTATTTTATTATTTATATAATAAAAATATTTTACCGAACTCCTTTACTTTTCTTTGTAACTAAGGTATGCTAACTGTGTTAGCGGTTGATGTAACTCTTATTATTTGTTTCTTTCTGAATTAGTTCTTCCACTAAGTCTTCAAATGTGTAACCAGTCGTTAACGTCACATAAAGGTTTTCCGTTAGAAAAGTCGCTTTTTTCATAGCAAATTCGTAAGTTCGTGCATCTGGTACTGGTTTGTAGTAGTACTTATTGTTATCTGTTTCCATCACCCACCTGCAAATACATTATTTGAACCCGACGAAATATTACCCGCATCAGCTGAATCACCAAGTCTGGCAATTGCAATACCATTGACAAATACAGAACTAGAACCTACATTAATTACAGCAGTATGTGGTACACAACTTGAACCCGATGGTATAGTGTGTATTTTAATTCTGTCACCTTTCCTACAAACGCCTATACCATTGACAAATACAGAACTAGAACCTACATCGGTCACTGTTGTAGAATCGCATCCATGTCCTGTATTTACAGTATCTGCACCATTTTTTCTTGCTACTTTAGACATAAAATAAATTAATACCCGTCGATCCGTGCGTTATGCTACCTTTAGAATCGACAATTTTATCATCGATCATAGTGGAACATAACTTCATCCTTCCTTCGCTTACATAAGAAATATGAATCCAATTACTTGTACCATTATTTCTATATTCAAATAATATTTTATGATAAGGTAATAATTTTTCAAGTTTCTTACATAAATCATATTGTTGATTGATATCTCTAGTAGTTAATTGAATATCAACCGCACAACCTTTGTTATGATCGCTACCCGTTTTTTCATTTCTTAGACCCGATGTAATTTGCCAGATACCAGAACCTTGTTGTTTACATGGTCCTAATTCTTTATAAATGGGTTCTAGAATATTAATAGCCAATGCGGATAGATTTGCAACTAATTTCTGTTTAGTATATTGCCCATCGGGTAAAGTGGTATTTTGTAGAATATGTCCTTGTTGGTGTACTAACATACCCAATGTAAAATTATCACTCAATTTAAAATTAGCAGGAAATTCTTCGCTATTATTAATTTCATTTAATTTATCCGATGGTACATTTGATACTGAACTAGATCCACCTGTACCAGAATAAGATTCTGATGGTTCGCTTGGCACTCCACCATTATGCTCATAATCGCTGGTTGATGTCATTTCTTTTTTTGCTTTTTGACCAGAAGCGGTCAACCAATCTGATTCTTCTTCATACTTATAAACAGCATCCGTGTGTCTTGCGGGCGGTGTTAAATTTTTAAATGGTTGATTATAGGCTGCTTCTGGTTTAGGCACGACCAATCGATGACTGCTTGCACTATTTGCCGCTGCTAACGAAGTTTTGTTCTCAACTGGTCCAGAATATTTTAAATCGTATACATTAGGTGTACTGCCACCAAATGTAGACAATGCATCACTTGATAATGGAATATCACCCAATACGGAATCAATGACATTCTTAGGTAGTGTATTTGGGTTGTATTCTCCAGCAGGATTTAATACTGTATCAACCAATACATTTTCTTTTTCTCTGCCATCAATCTCATTACCAGCAAAATCAACAGGTTTCTTTGGTTCGCCAAGATTATCAATTGGTGTAATGGGCGTATAAGATTCTCCGCTATTCAATTGAATCTGTTGGCCTTTCGCTTCTAAATTGCCCGATGCATTTAAAATTAATTTTTCTGATGTATCAATTTGTGTAGTTTTACTTTTAATTTCTGCAGTTTCTTCAACTTCAACTTTAAATGATTTTGCTTTAATTTCAAATGCGTCTGATGTTTCATATCGAATAGCACTTGACATTTTCATTAGAGTTTCGGCTGTAGATTGTGTATCGCCACCTTCCAATGACATTGATTTTGCAGTTTTTAGTTTTAATGCATCAGTCGATTCTAATGACATTGTGCCGATAGTTCGGGTATTCATTGTCTTGCCAACTTCGATATTATAATTTCCTTCGACTAGTACATTATAATCACCGCCCACAGCAACATTTAAATCCATAGCAACGCCAATATTTGCGTCATTATGGAATACTGCGTCTACTTGACCTTTTACTTCAAGATTAGCATCACCTTGACACAAAATATTCATTGGGCCAGATACTGTTAAGTTGGCAGTACCATTAATGAATATATTCCCATTTCTTTCGGTAATCCAAAACCCATCACCGACAATATAATTGACTTGTGTACCATTTGGGTCTATTTCAATGAACGTACCTTTTCTATGATAGAGATTAACTCGTTCGCCGTCTGGGCTATCATCAAACTCAAGTACGTGACCTGATTCCGATTCCATTACTTTATTGTAAGGATATACTGTATTATAAGCAGATTGTGGCTGATCGTAATAGCCACCATTTGCGGTTGGAATATTAAGTTTGCGTGTTGAATCTTTAAATTTTATGTGCGTACCATCAATAATACCTCTCGCTAAGCGATTAGTATCAGGTTCATTCATATAATCTCTGAGTGGATATTTTCCTTCTGGATCGCAAAACCCATAATCAGAAAAGTTAGAAGTTCTGTCTTCTGTATATGCTTCTCGTTTTGCTGGTGGCGCTGAGTTTATTTCTGATTTTGATTTATTAACGGTAGTATTTGCGGCATCTTTATCGGACGGTGCAGGTGCTGCTTTGCCACCGAGAAAATATTCATAGTAAGATAATTTTAATTGATGCGAAGAAGAACCCGTTGGATCGCCTGGATTTACAGCATGCATTGCCTTAAATATAAACCCTGGTTTCCATTGTTCAGATTTCCAATCTGGAATTCTCATTTTAATAAATTCAACGGCAACCTTAGCGCAAACTTCCATCGCTTGATCGGTAGTACCAACCATTAAACTTGGATCATTAACTAAATCATAGCCAGTCAATTTACCCAGAGCGGCATAATTTTCTTTCCATGTTAATTGCACGAATCCTCTGCCATAATACTGACCGGCAGCAGGTGCTTTACCATTACGAGTGCCATAGAACCAACCAAAAAATTCTTGTTTAGATACGCCAGCGCCTTTATCATAAGAATATTTTATAGCATCTTCTTCCGATACTCTTGGTTTTGATTTAAGATTCTTGTAGCTATACTTATGAATTTCTTCAACAGGAACCCATTTACTTTCAACCCCGATAATACCCAATAAAGAACATTTGGCATATTTTGAAGTTAGTCCACCAGCATCACACGCTGCTTTAATCGCAGCAATACCACGCATTGCATCTTTAGTTGCGCCCGACCCCGAAGGTGGAGTATCTGGAATAGGCGTGCTTTCAATTGGATCTGCCATTATATGTCCTTAGAAATTGGTATCGAAATAGGTTGTTATTTCTTGTGTTGATGCAAATGTTTTTAATGTATTACCCGCGAATGGCAAATACTGTTCTTGTGTATAATCTTCTGGTTTCAATAAGGTAACAGAATATAATTGCGTTGTTTCATCATAGGTAGCAGTTGCAATTTTCTCACTAGTGCCAATTCTTACAATACTATAACTAACGGTTGTACCCGAATCCGTTGTAGTTGATACTGCGCTAATTTGATATTTGCTACCTGTTTCTTGTACATCAACCTGTGCATCTGATGTTAGCAAGGATTCAAATATGCTGGATAGACTATCACCATTAGAACTAACTAATTCCCCTGCTTCATCGGTAGTAACAATGCTATTGGATGCTTCATTGATGAATGCCGCTGTTCGCGTGTGTGGAATGCCAGGAATAGTACCCATAATAATTGGTTGTTGTTGTGAATCATCCAGAAAATCAATAACGCACCAAGTACCAGGAACTATACCTGTTGGCGACCATCCTAGACCTGATATTGATGCATTATGGGCTGGCATCATGGTAATCGCCCAAGGCAATTCATCGGTCGGTAGAATGGTTTTATTTTCGGTATGTAAACCCGATATTCTTACTTGACATCTACCAAGTTTGAGTGGATCTAACCTATTTTCACAACATCCTAAGTACAACATATTATTTTGTCCTATTCAAATCAATTAACAAGGAATCCTTGACGATTTCCATTGTACATTCATGCGTATTCTTATTAATATAATGGTTAATGGCGGTAACTAGATAAGAACCAGAAAACATATTATCAATTAAATCGGTATCCGTTTTATCTTCTGGTTGAACTTTATACAAAGTGACCTGTATTCTCATGCCTACCGTATAATCGCACCGACCTGGTACTGTAATCTCAACTTTATTTGCATTGAGCATGGTCATCAATGATGTTCTATTCTGAATTGAACTAGCGTTGGTGACATCACCCCAGCCGCTGAAACTACCACTATACTTTGGCATAGTGATGATTAAAGAATTATATTTGTATATATTTTTACTGGATGCTACGGGATAATTATTCAAATGATACTGATCATTGAACGTTTGTAGCATATCATAATTTTTAGTGTTATAAATTTTAGTGGTCGTGTCGTAGGTTACAATTCTTGAACCAAACATGCCATTTCTTGCGCGTTCGATATAATCATAGGCAACGGGGATTTTAATGTCACGAATGCGTTTATAATCTTGATGAATATTTCTTACTGCAGTGCCATCAGGTAATATATCGCGAACATAATTATCGTATATGAAATCCTGATAGATTTCTGTTCTATACAATGATTCCATTGACACATAATTGAATCCATTTCTATCTTCATAAAAAAGATAAGAAGCTGATCCATTTAAATTGATGGATGTTTCGGTCAAATAGTTTATATTAAATACAGGCGACCAAAAATTAGAAATGAATTTCGTTGAATTTTTAGTTTCCTCAATATAAACAGGTCTTTTTACCTGTAGACCAAATTCATCATCTTGAATTAATTTCTTGGCAATATCAGAACATTTACCGCCATAAGATCGACTAATCTTTTTATTGACATCGATGACTGCTTCTTCCGATATAAAATGTAAATCATAGACAGTTGCTCTATCACCTGACATGACTCGATTTGACATTTTAAATATATAATATTTGTTATCAATATTACCTGAGTTCAATGTTGGTGTAGATATTTTCATCTCAAGATATTCTTCGCCTTGAAATGGAAAGGCATTCATTAAATCCAAGCCATCTTTAATTGACAATGTGCCTGTTATAAAAGGCGAGAATATATCTTCAAATATCTGAATACCAATGATTTGATTGGTGATGTCCTGATAGAATCCCCGAGAGGTAGTAATTACAACCTCATCAACAGATACGTCACCTGCATTGACTAATTTTGTAGTATCATTCATATTAATTTATCGTAATCGGATAATACTTTGTCTATTAATTCTTTGGGAACTATTTTTATTCTGCGCTTAGTTTCATTGACGTTCATTTCATAATCATAATTAGAAACTGACGTTGCACCTGAATAATCAGAATTGACGATATAGCCATTATCATCAATATAATGATGTATAGCATACAGATCATCGCCATATTTACTCTGAATATATTTTTCTAGCGTGTGCGTAGTCATTGGAAAATCGTTTCGATAATCGTAACAATCATTCATTAACATGACTATCCAGTGATATTTTGCATTACCGTAGACAAGTTCCGCAATCTTATCAGGCGTATCACCATCCTGAATATCATAATAATCATAGACGGAAATATTCGATAATACATCTCGTCTAAATCGAATGTTGCGAGTTATATCAGTTAAATAAATGGCAGTATCAACACCATTTATATTAAATTCATATAATATTTTTGGGAACTTATCAAAATACATTAGAAACCTTCTTGAATCATTTCTTTAGACATAAGTGCCAATTCTTTGAATGATAATGAAATATTAACTTGCGTGGACATACCATTTCTAAAAGTATTGAAATTACCATTTGGCGTATAGTTAATATTCATTTCTGTTAATACACAGGAAGTATGTCTATGAATATGTTGATTTTCGCCATCATTGGTATAATAAGAAATATCAAATTCTGATGGGTATAAGTATAGAAACTTACCTGCATCTTTATATTCTGGGTGCATATGAAACTTGAATGTTTTGATAATATTTTCAACATTCTTTGCTTCTGCTTCGCTTCTCGGGAAAAATGAATAGTCAAAATTGAAGGTGCGGAAATCAACGCCTTTGAATAATAATTCCTTTCTTGGATTGGACGCTAATCCTGATTTAGCTGAAGCGTAATTACCGCCTGGTAATTTAGATAGACCAAGACTTGTGGCAATAGATTTCATGCCGCTATCCGTTAAATTGCTATTATTGTTCTCATTGACAGATTTAATCAATCCCATTGCATCCAATCCTGCTTCAGCAATAGATGCACCTAGCATTTCATCTGATTGCCAATCTGCGGTATATCGAATAGAAAGATTATGTGGCACGTGAAGAGCAATTGCCGCTTTTAATCTTCTTTGATCCCTCGTTGTAGTGCCTGAAATTGATGCTGCAGCACCTGTTAATACTGCACCACCTGCGACTGTACCGACTCCGATTTTTGTCAACGTTGATGTCGCTGCTTTAGCGAACGAACCCATTATACCGCCATTGTTAGCGATACCCGACAGCATTTTAGCACCAACTGCTACGCCAACCGCGCTACCAACAGTTCCCCATCCATTTAATCCTAAATCAGTTGCAACAACTTCTCCTCGATGTCTAGGTACATCCAAGTCTCGCATATCAATTGAGCCACCAGCAGGATCTGCTTGAAACTTAGAGGCATTGGCAATGTTAATATAGAAGATTACTTTATTACCGCCATACTCGGTCATATTATCCAGCCCGTCAGGATAGGATAATTGATCAATAGTATATTTACCGTAATCGGTACTTTTAAATGTACTTTGCGGAACTCCTGTTACATCTAATTGATTTTCTAACAGTGCCGATTGCTCTGGAGTCATAAATAACCTTTGGGAACATAATTAGTTTATCATTATTTATATTTAAAAAAGAAATTAAAAAATGAACAATAATTTAATAAAAATATTTGATATATGAGTAAATACCCCACCCCTAGAAAGTATTTTCCTAAACAGCCAGAAAAATATCTAGGTGATGTCAATAATATCATTTCAAGGTCATCTTGGGAATTAAAATTCATGATATGGGCAGATAATAATCCTGCCATAGTAAAGTGGAATTCCGAAGATTTGATTGTACCTTATATTTGTGGCACAGATAATAAACCCCACCGATACCATTTGGATTTTTGGATGCAGGTAAAAACGTCATCAGGAATAATAAAAACGCATATTGTGGAAATTAAACCCGAAGCACAAACAATTATGCCGAAGTTTCCTGGAAAACAAACTAGACGATATATTACAGAATCAATGACGTATGTAAAGAACCAATCTAAATGGAAAGCTGCAACAGAATATGCCAGACAACGTGGGTGGGAATTTACCATTCTTACTGAGAAACACCTTTTTTAATTAATAAATATAGTATCAATTTAATAAGTGAACAGTAATGGCAGCACCTAGTCTACAAGAAGTATTTGATAATAATCGTTACCAGTTAAAGTATGCTGCGGTGATGAGTAAAAATTGGTTCTCTCAACAAGCAAGAGGATTGAAAAAGCTAGGCATTACTGGTAACAGAATGCTTAAAGATAATGACGATTTAAACTGGGATAGAAAGATTATACCAGGCAGATTGTATCTGTACAAATACGATGCAAAACATAAAGCCACATTACCATATTGGGATCAATTTCCATTAGTATTTCCTTTCAGCACATCCAAAGATGGCAAAGGTTTCTATGGATTAAATATGCATTATCTTCCCTATGAATATAGAATAAAAATATTAAATCAATTAATTACTATCGATTTAAGTAAAAATACAGATAAGAAAAAATTACTATTATCTTGGGACTTAATTTCAAATGCTGCAAAATTAAAGCCATTACAAGCGTGTGTTCATATGTACTTATATAATCACCTGCATTCTGGGTTGAAACAAATTTATCCCAAAGATTTTGCAACAGCAATGTTATTACCAGTAGAAAACTTCATTGGTGCAAGTACAACTGCCGTGTGGAAGGACTCACAAAGACGGATAGGATATTAAAATGTTTAATCATAAAGATTCAGATAAACTGGGTAAGTTTATATCCAATTTAAAAAATAATGGATTTGCAAGAACTAATCGGTATTCTGTATTGATCCCTCTACCAAGATGTTTGTTGAATAAAAACTACAGCTCATCAGAAATGAATACTCTATTGATGATGTGCGATTCCGTGCAATTACCAGGCATGAGTTATTCAACAAATCCTAATAGAACATATGGCGAATCCAGAGAAGTACCTTATGAAAGACTATTTGATAATATCACATTGACTTTTTATGTAGGTGCTGATTTAAAAGAAAAGAAATTCTTTGATGATTGGCAACGAAATATTATGAATCCGGTGGATAGAACATTTAATTATTATGATCAATATATCACTAACGTTAATATTCATGTTGAAGATTTAGAAGACAATGAAGTTTATAAAATCAATCTACATGAATGTTATCCAAAATCAATCGGTGCTATTCAAAT